TATGTTGGTAATAATTGATGAGTTAGTATTTTTGGTATTTTAGCTGTTCTCCTGTTTTCATATTTTTTATCAAGTGAAAAAGGATATAATTTTCTAACGGTCCATCCGGGAAAAGAACAATCCTGTTCTGTAAATAAAAAATAGTCTGCATTAGCGTGTTTCGGGGTATACATATCAAAACCAGAAACGCCAACAACAGAAGTTACAATAGCTATCTTATTCATCTGTGCTCCCCTAGAATAAAATTACAGTATCTGGCACCATTTATTACCAATGTTCCCCTAATATTTTATTACAGTATCTAGCACCATAAACTTGCACAAATTTTTGATACATTATACCATCTGAGTCTTCTGTTTTATCTTTCCACCCTCCAAAACCTCTCCAAGTACGAGTTCTCATTACTAATTGCATACAGTCAATATTATGCTTTATTGTAGGAAATCCAGTTAAAATTAACCATTGTTTATCCGCTTTATGTTTTTCCCTTATGAGACTAAATCCATTATATCTCATTCCAATCATTAATATTGGGAATATTAATATTTCATTATTTGGGGAAAATTTATCAAGTTCTTGTTCGCTTAATTTATATAATTCTTCTAATGCATTATCATAAAGAATATTGTCTGGGTTAAAATGAATTACATACTCACCTTCACATTCCATAATTCCCATATGCCTGAGGGAATGCCCCCAATCATTATATCTTTTTTTAGTAACAATTATTTTAGAATTTGGTAAATCAATTTCAGGAATCGGCCTAGAAGTTGGTCCATCATGATAGATCAGTACTTCAAAGTCTTTAAAGGTTTGAGACTTCAAAGAATTGACTCCTCTTAAAAACAATTCATCTGAAATTACTCCATCGTAATGAGGAACTATAATTGAAAATTTATATTTCATACTACCTGAACCTCAATAGGTTTTCTTAAAAGTTGTTCATAAATTTCTAATCTCTTTACAACAACTTTGTTTAGATCAAAATTTTCTTCTGTAAGTTTGTGTAAAGCTCTTCCCATAGCTTCACGCTGATCTCTTTCCTTAGCTATCTTAGTGAGGACACGCACCCACTCAGTTTTAGGTGCATCATGATCAATCAGGTATCCCGTCTCCCCATTCACTATCCATTCATCATAGCAACCTACATTAGATGCCACTAAAGGGATTTGATATCTTCCACACTCTGCTACCTTAATTTCTGATTTGGAATCATTAAAATCATTCATCTCCAAAGGAGCTAAAGCAACATCCATATTAGTGAAGAAAGATCCGTATCTATCTGTTGGAAGAGCATAATGAATTCCAAAATTAGTATCGCGTTTCATGTTAGCAAGGAATTTAGCTTTATAATTTTGCCAAACACTAACTTGCCAATCATCCTTTTTGGTGTCTGGTGGAGGATGCCCATAGAAATCCCATCTACAATTCTGTGGACCTACTCTTTGGTTTACCATTGCAGGGACTCCTGCAAATACATGTAGATCCTGTTCGTGGTGGATTCCTCCAGCCCAACCAAATCTGCAAATGTTCTTCTTTAACAAGACTCTTTGCATATTCCAGCAAGGAAGATTATAGTCAATTGAATTTTTGATGATAGCCAAATACTTCGTGCAGAAAGGTCTTATTCTATCTGCAAATTTTCTTTGAGTCACAGAAACCAAATCAGAATGATGATAGATAAACTTGGTTATCTCGCTAAGACCCTTTTCTTGGTATACACTATAAAGTCTATGTCCTTTATACAAGTCTGTCAATAAATCATCAGTATCATAATGAACAAACTTGCCAAACTCTTTTGCTTTGCCCACTATTCTGGCTGTATAGTTACCTCCATAATTACTGAGGTTACTAACCATAACTATATCTGCCCACTTCATATCGGCAAAATCCCAGTCAGGAATCCAGCGACCACTACTTGGATCCATGCCAAGAGGATTGAAATTCATCCTAACTTCAACCTTATCAGGGTAAAGTTCAGCTAGTTTTTTATACGGAACTATAGCTCTATAATAAGCACAACCACCTTCATTGGCAGGACATACAAGTATTTTTAATTTATCACTCATAAAAAAATAAAAGCAGGGGAATACCCTGCTTTTATTATAGTCTTATTTATTTAATTCAACCGTTAATTTGTTCACTTTTTTGAGGAGTTATCACATCGGGTGCTTCCTTTGGTGCTAGAGTTACTGCCTTAGTTATATCCAAGACAGCCTCTCGAATGTCATCAAAGTCTGGCACTTTACCATCGTTATTAGGTCCTTGAACACCGGGCACGATACGCCGAACTGCTGTAACAGTGTGCTTGCGGAATCGACTCGATAGGAACGGTAGGATTACTATCAACAACTCCATCCATGGTGCGGACCCCGGTAGTAGCCCCCCAAATACTCCTGCAATCATGCTTACGACACTCGGGGATAGTACCTCTTGTGTAGCATTGGCATCCAGAGTCACCATCATGGCCCCCGGAGTGTTGATTACATGGTCTTTAGTCGTAATAACAGGTGAAGTTCCTCTGTTTGCAAACTCTCGTTTAAGTGCATCACCTACATCACCACCTAAAGTTTCAATCGGAATGGGTACTGATTGCTTAGTTTGGATGGATTCAGGTGTAACATTAGTATTTTCAGTTATTACGAGAGGTGCTACTGGATCGGTGGTATCGCCACCAAAACTAAATCCAGCACCCTTACAAGATATCATGCCTATGGTTAAGGCACAAGCAATAACAAAGTTTTTTATCATATCAGCTCCTTAGTTTAGAAATATAATCTCCACCATCTTCATCACCTTCGCCGCTAGCGGAGTCCTTATCCGAAGGAGTTAGCTTACCCCCAATAGCAAGAGCTTCGGAGATACGCTTAACTTCTTCATATTCCTCTAGCTTGACAAGTCCATGGATATCGTGGAGGGTATCCATGATCTTGGCAATTTCAGCCTTAGTCCCCAATGGAGAAGACTTCGGGCGAGGTTGAGATTGGTCATAGCGAGGCCATTGACCTTCCATGTGCTTGACGATCTTGAAATCGTGACCCTTTTCAAGGTCCGTGATGTCACCGAAATCAGAATCAATCATAGCACCAACAATCTTCTGGAATAGGATCATGCCAATGGAGAGAATTTTAACCTCATTAGTTTCCCTATCCAGAATGTTCATATAATAACGAGAACGAGGCTTGATCAGGCGAGCAAGGGCCTCATCTTCCTTCTTTCCAGTCTTCCAAAGACTGTAATAAAGGTCGCACAATGGGCAAGATTCATTATGAATCTTACGGCAATGCACATTCTTCACTTGACCATTTTCCATTGGAATGCGATGGATCTTAGTCTCAGCGTAGAACTCCTTATCTTCAATCTTAGAAGGAAGGATTCTAATCGTATTAGATCCATCCTTAACTTGGTAGAACTTCTTGATGAAATCATCAGAGCTAGATCCACCCTTGTTCTTACCCATCAATTCTTCGTGCTTCTTACGCAGTGCATTAAGGTCAATACCCATAGTTAGTTCTCCTGTTACTTGTAAAGTTTAGTTTCTTCACGCTTGTTAGCGGACACCTGTTGCAGCATATCCTTCTTCTGCTCAAGTGCCCTAACCAGTCCCTTCAACAGTTCGTATCTAAACGACAGTTCGTTGACTCGGTTCTGGTGTTCTCTGTTTTTATCGTCGGACAGAACAGCATCATCCAAATCCTTGGCGGTCTGCTTGGATGAGCTATCATTCTTTATGTCCCTACGAAGTCTAGACATGAACTGCATATGTTCAGCCTCAGCATCGGAAAGTTCCTTTTTGGCTAAACACATTACAGCATGGAAGAATGAGTAAGTAGAAGCTTGGTGAGACAATTCTGCATCGACAGAATGATCATCAAACTTCAACAATTCTTCGCTAAGAATATGATAGCCTTCCCAGTTAAATTCTTGTAGAAAATCCTTCAAACTCTTCATATCATCTACCTACTAAGTTAGGATTTTGCTGTAAAAACTTTTCTTCAGTTAAAATTGACAAAACCCCAGATTGTTCTACAACCAGATAATCTCCAGCATTACCTATGATAGCCAAAATGGCAGGATTAAACTGATTAGACAAACAAACTCCAAAATTAAAAGGCATCTTATAATAAGACACACCTTCAATAACATGGGTTATAACATAGTTTGCATAATTTTCAAATCCCCAAATCCCAGAGCGTTGAACGCTTAAACGACTTGGATAATTTTTTACTCGTATAAAAACTTCTCTTGATGTAATATCACTCATGTTCCAAACTCCTTAGAGGTTCCTCAGATTCGGACATCTTAAGTAGATTATAATCTACCTTAGCTGGAATCGTAATACGGGGAACACCATTTCTAGACTTCATAATATATACTCGCATGAAGCCATTGTCAAACTCTTCTTCGGTTTGATTTAGAGACATAGAAAAATCGCAGGGACGAATCTTACCATAAGAATCTCCTAGCTCAACATCCGTGATAATACTTTTCATCCTACCTTGACGATTAGTCTGTGTCGCAGTCCAAACAAGGATGTTTTGTTCCATGGCTAGGCCACGAAGCTCTTCTGCGATTCTTTGTTGAGCCTGATATTCATGTTGAATATCCCTTGTGGAACGCATCAGTTCTAGATAATCTACGATCAGGACTTGCGGAACGAAATCGTTATGATTCTTAAGTTGGACTAAAAGACTTCTGACTGTATTAACAGATGCCATTAGAGTAGGGTACTCCTTAATCATCAACCTACCTTTAAACTCATTTTGGAAAAGGTTAAGGCGTTCCTTAACGGTAAGTTGGTGCTTAGGATCCTTAAGCTTGGCTTGTGGAACCAATGTCATGATCGAATCGAATCTTTGAGCAATCTTGTCTTCGCTCATCTCCAAAGAAATGTAAAGAACATTATTGCCATCAATGAGACTTTGGACTCCTTGATTTACTAAGTACAAGGACTTACCTACACCCGGAGGAGCCACTACCATAGCAAGCTCCTTGGATCCCAACCCGCCCTCCAACGATTTGTTGATGGAGGAAAATACAGTCCTAAACTTTATAGCCGTTTTATCGGTGCTAAAAGTCCTATTCCAACGGTCAGAAAAATCTGTAAAGTAATCTTGGCCTATATCAACGGCTTTACCCACCAGCAAAGCCTTCCTGACGATCTCCTCCACTTGCTCTACCTTGTTTTCTTTAATCAAGGTAATGCTTTCTGCGATTGCTGCTTTCATGGCCTCCTTCTTTGCGAAGGATTCAATTAGATCAACAACATAATCTGGGTTGGTGATAGTAGAGGTATCCAACGAATTGATGTAATTCAGTTCGTCTTCATAATCCGAAATATTTTCCCTAGCTCCAAGATTCTTTTTTACATCCTCGATGATAAAAAGATCCGAAGGCAAACTATGATACTTGTCATAGTAAGCCACTACAGTACTAAAGATCTTAGAGTGGGACGGAAACTCAAAGTACTCTGGCTTAACCAGATTTACAATTTGTAGGTAGAAATCATTATCTGCCTTCAAAAAGTAAAGGATAGCTCTTTGAATATTCTCGTTAAATTGATATGCCATTGTTATTTTTTCTTCTTAGTTACAGCCCTGTGTCTATTAGAGATGTCTTCAGTGATTTTTTTTGATCTGTCGATTTTGTCGCTAGTTTCTTTATCAGATAGGCGTTTAACTATACCGTCTTTTGCCATTTTTTCCCAGTTAAAATCTACTTTTTTATATCGACCTTCTTTTTCTGCTAATCTGTCTCCAGACTCAGCAATGGATCTTTTTAAGAATCTATTTGCAGAATCTTTATCAAAGCCATTTACAGCAAATTTACGATATCTTTGCTTCACGCTATGGAAGTCCATAGCACCTTTGTTTTGTACCCCGCCACAACCATCATCTGCAAATGAAAAGTTAATTTCATCGTAAAATCTTTCGCAGCGGGAATCACATTCCAAACACTTTATTTTCTTGGGTGCCTTACCTATGGAAGCTTCCTTCTCCCATACGATGATGCAGTCCTCACAAAGATATTGATAGGTGGGCATCAGCTACCACAACCTCCTCCAGTCATTGAACACGCTTGTCCGTCAGCAACTCCAACCTCTACGGGCTTACCCATGTACTTTTCAATATTTTCCTTTGTTAAAAGGATTGCCGCCAAAGGTTCCTGTCCCTTGGACCCAGCACGATAAACCGTTAAACCCTTTAGATATTGGGCATACTCCAATGAAGACTGATTGAAATCTTCAGGCTTGGCCGTGGAAGGTAGGTTGATTGTCTTGCTAATACAAGAATCAATATACTTTTGAATAGTAGCTTGAACCTTAATATGTTCTTCTGGAGTCACATCATAAGCTCCTACGAAAACATCTAACTTCTTGCCATTGTTGTAGTATTCTTGGAACAAAGGATCAACAACAACTTCCTCTTTCCAAACATTCGCGTGTCTCCACCGACGATGATACATAGCCGCAAAGATGGGTTCAATGCCACTAGAAACACCGTGCAGCATGGAAATAGTTCCGCAGGGTGGTATTGTCAACATAACTGCGTTTCTGATGCCATATCTCTTAATAAGCATACGAATTCTAGCTGGTAGTGTCTTGGCAAACTCCTCCTTCAAATACATCTTAGGATCGAAGGCAGGGAATGGGGACTTATCTCTAGCTAGATATACGGATTGCATATAAGCTTCGTCTCGGATAGTGGAGAACAACCGTTCAAGGAATTCTAAACACTTTTCTGATCCATACTTAATCCCAAGCTTGATTAGCATATAGTGCAAGCCTGTGACACCTAATCCAATTCTTCTAGAACGCTCGCCAACCAACTTGCACTCTTCAGTAGGGAAAGAGTTTACCGTTAAAACATTGTCTAAGAATCGAACACCTGTTCTGATGGTCTTGGCTAACCGCTTCCAGTCTACATCTGTACCATCTTCATTAACCATGTTGCTTAGGTTAATGTTACCTAGACAGCAATTACCATAACTAGGTAGACTAATTTCACCGCAAGGATTGGTAGAGTCTAGTTTTTCAAAATAAGATACATTGGTATAGTTGTTAGCTAGATCAATATTGTAAATACCGGGATCCCCGCTTTCAACAGCATTAGTCCAAATCTTATTCCACAAATCTCTAGCTCTAAAATCTTGCTTTCCAATAATTTGGAATTGATCCAACCAATGTTGCTTATGGAAATTATTTGCACGAGCAATGGCATCCTGCTCATTTAACGCAACAACCGTTATCTTTTCGTCTCTATTTTGTTCTGTATTGTATCTACGAACATCATAGCATTCATAGACCTTGTTATTAAATGTAAAATACCAAGGTTCATTAAATTCAATAGCTTCTAGGAAACGATTCGTTATCGCAACAGAAATATTAAAATTGGTTAGTTGCTTTTGGTCTAACTTGACATGGAGGAATTCTAGTATGTCTGGGTGGGTTACATTTAGAATTCCCATTAGTGCTGTTCTGCGATTCTTACCAGCACGAACATGGTTACCAACCTCATTGATCATTTGCAACACGGAAACCGCTCCGGGAGCAGAATTAGCTACATTGCCAATATCATCCCCTCTTGGACGGATCTTGCTGACATTAAAGCCTACACCACCCCCGGCACAAGAAATCTTATACATATCCATAACGGTTTTGCCGATGGAATCTACATTATCTTCTGGGATGATAACAAAGCAATTCAGTAGATTTTGCTTTCTTCCTCTACCAGATCCATAAATAATTCTACCCCCGGGAATAAAATCCCCAGATCCGATAGACTCATAGAAAGAACGCTCTACCCGTTCTTTGTCTTCATCCTTTTCAGCGGAGGCTATAACCTTAGAAATAGACTTAGCCCGATCTGCCCACTTAGTTTCGCCGGGGTAAGCATAACGCGATTCAAAAATTTCTTGTCCTAGTTTATTGAGTTGTGTAATCATTATGATCTCCTTGAAAGATACGACACGCCATGTTGTTTTGTTACGGTTAGCACCTTGCAACCATCAATTAAAGATTTAAGATAGTTGTTGTGTGTTATTATGAATAAAGTCTTATCTTTCTTCAATTCGGATAGAAGTATGTAGAGTCCATCCAGACCATCTTGATCTAAATTCTCACCTACTTCATCCAAAAACATCAAGTTAGTGCTATCTCGTTTTGTATTAGTGAGTAAGCTTTGAAGACCCAGCATCACAGCTAGGCTAATCTTGCGCTTTTCTCCACCCGATAGGGATATAAAAGACAATTGTTTTCCATTTGTATAGATTTTCTCATTTAATTCTTCGTCAAATTTGATGATAAATTTACCATTGGAAAGATAAGATAAGTAATAATTTACTTTTCCATTGAAGAAGTTTAAGATGTTTCTTA